GATTTTGCAGTATGTAATTATCCTCAAATGGCATTGGTTAATGAAAACAAATGTTTTTTTAATCTGGATAATAAAATACCTTTTCAATTCCATAAGCATACAGCTTTTCAGTTTGATGCTACGAAGTTTGGTTTATGGTTAAGAGATAATATTTGTATTCCAGGCGGATTAAGACACATTAAAGAAGAAATTAAAACCATAGAGCAAGACGCAGACGGAATTAAAACTCTTAATGGAAAACATAAAGCGGATTTATTTATTGATTGTAGTGGTTTTAAATCTTTGTTGCTGGGACAAACGCTTAAAGAACCTTTTATTAATTTAGAGGACACGCTTCCTAATAATACAGCCTGGTGTACTCGTATTCCTTATAAAGATAAGCGTAAAGAACTGGTAGGTTATACCAATTGTACAGCCGTTGAAAATGGCTGGATATGGAACATTCCTTTATGGAGCAGAATGGGTTGCGGTTATGTTTATTCAGATAAATTTATTAGCGATGACGACGCTTTAAAAGAATTTCAAAAACACATAGGAACTAAAGAACTAGATTTTAAAAAGATCAAATTTAGAATTGGGATTCACAAGAGATTATGGGTTAAAAATGTTTGTGCGATTGGTCTTGCGGGCGGTTTTATAGAACCTTTAGAAAGCAATGGTTTATTTTCAGTGCATGAATTTCTCCATCAATTAGTCCGAACTCTACAAAGACCCAAAGTTTCACAATGGGATAAAGATGTTTTTACATCTATGTGTAAAAAAGCCTATGATACTTTTTATGAATTTGTGGCTATGCACTATGCTCTATCTCATAGACAGGATACTCCGTATTGGCAAAGTAATTTCAATAGAAGATGGTCGGAAGAGTTGTTAAATTTACTTCCTAGTTCATATTTAAATATGTCCGTTACTCCACTATCAGGTATTCATTGTATTGCAGCAGGCATGCACTGGAGTCCGATCGACATTCCATCGTTAGTTAAAACAAATGTAGCTCCTAATATGAATCATTGGAAGAAGCTGTGGAAATCAACGGCTGATCGTTTAGATAAAAGAAAAGACGAATGGAAAAAGGCGGTTAAAGACGCACCTATTATGTACGATTTTTTAAAGAAACATTATTATTAAGGCGACTTTTTTTAGGACTTTCCTCTTAGTTTAAAAAGTGATACTAGTAAAATATGTTAGGTTTATCAGCATTAGCAGAGACAACTTTTGGAGCTACGGCATTCGTTGATATCAGTATTACAGTTACTGTTACAGGTAGCAGAGTTACTGTCAGTCAGAACGCCGATGGTATTACTTATACCATGACTGGAAGTGTGTCCCCTGATGGCAGCCGTGTAACAGTTTCTACTGGCGCAGCCGATGTGAATGTGTTAACATGGAATGCAATTGATCCAAATGCAAGTCAAACATGGACCAATATAGACCCATTATAGGAGAATTATGGCATCAACGTATACGACCAATTTACAATTAGAAAAAGTAACCACAGGTGAAAAAGCTGGGTTATGGGGAACAGTAACTAACACTAATCTAGAAATTTTAGAACAGGCTTCGAGTGGATATTTATCGGTCGATGTAGCTGCTGCCGATGTCACATTGGCATTGAATGATGGAGCTACTTCCAACGGTAAAAATCTATTCTTTACACTAACAGGAACCCTGGCGGGCAATCGTAATTTTATTATGCCTGCTACGGCAGAAAGAATCTTTATTGTTAAAGATTCAACAACACGTTCTTCAAGTAATTATACTTTAATTGTTAAGACGGCTTCAGGAACAGGTTATACAATGCCTGTTGGTGCAACCGCCCTGGTTTACTCTGATGGAACGAATACGACTTTGGGCATGCTACAAAAAAGTTATGTCACCCATACTGCGGGCTATACTGCCGTTGCGGGTGATCAAATCTTTTGCGATACTAAGACCACTAATGCATTTACCGTCACTCTTCCTGCTGGAGCTGTGGGATCCGAAGTAACATTTGTAGACAGTCAAAATTATTTTGCTTCAAACAATCTGACTATTGCTTCTAATGGATCAGAAAAAATTAATAGTTCAGTGAGCAACTTAACTTTAAGTACTAACGGTCAAGCTATTACGTTGGTATATGCCAATGCGACTGTAGGCTGGATATACAAAACCAATAGCGCATCATAGGAGCTAATCATATGGCTCTCGTAGATTTTAAACTACTTCCAGGAATCGATAAACAACAAACTCAAGTCGGTGCCGAGAGGCGCTGGGTGAGTTCTGACAATGTTAGATTCCGATATGGTCTTCCTGAAAAAGTAGGAGGATGGTCTTCTTTATTAACCGATACGATTGTAGGTGTAGCCAGAGCTCAACACTCTTTTGTCGATCTGGATGGTAATCGGTACGTGGCCATCGGAACAGACAAATTTTTACTGATTTATTTTGAAGGAACGCTTTACGATATCACTCCTTATAGTGCCACAAGTTTTGGAAGTTCTACTTTAGCAACGGATAGTACTAGTGTTAAAACATGTACAATTACAACAACTTCTGCTCATAGTTTATTAGTAGGGGATATTATACAATTGGATGCAGTCACTTTACCTAGTGGTACGGGTTTAACCGATGCTCAATTTGAAGATAAACTTTTTCAAGTTTTAACGGTACCCACGAGTACAACTTTTACTATTAATTCATCAGCTCAAGCGAGTTCTGTTGTAGCGACAGGAGGAACCATGACCGTTAAGCCGTATCAAAGGGTGGGCCCTGCGGCTCAAACTTATGGCTATGGTTTCGGTGTTGGAAATTTTGGTGGAACGGTTTCAGGAGCAGCCACTACTGATTTAGATGGAACTTTAGGCGACGATACCTCGGGAACAACAGGAACCACGATTGCTGTAACTTCTGCCACTGGTTTTCCAGCAGGGGGAGGAACGATTATTGTAAGTGATACTCCAGCAGTAGACGGAGAATTAATTGATTATACAGCCGTTTCTACAAATAATTTAACAGTCATTACTAGAGCGGTAGATGGTTCAACACGATCAGCCCATGCTGATGAAACCATAGTTACTGATGCTACAGATTATACAGGATGGGGATCAGCTGTTGCTGCCTCCACCGTGAGCCTTGAACCAGGACTCTGGGCTCTTGATAATTATGGAGATGTTTTATTAGCAACTATTTTGGATAAAAAAACTTATACTTGGGATTCGAGTATTGGAGCACGGTTCACGACACGAGCTTCAACTACAACCCCAAATTATTTAACGAGTTCGGCTCCGACAGCGTCTAGAGCCATGATGATGTCTCCTGTGACACGACACTTAGTTTTATTTGGAACCGAAACGACTATTGGTACTTCATCCACTCAGGATAATATGTTTATAAGGTTCTCGGACCAGGAAACTATTAATGATTTTGCGCCCACCGCTATCAACAGTGCTGGAAGTCAAAGACTTCAAGATGGCACCAAGATTATGGGAGCTATTAAAGCAAAAGATAATATTCTAGTATGGACCGATACGGCGCTCTATACCATGAAGCATGTCGGTGCACCTTTTACTTTTGGATTTGAACAAGTTGGAACCAACTGTGGATTGATTGGGATGAATGCTGTTGTGGAAATAGATGGGGTAGCCTACTGGATGAGTAATAAAGGCTTCTTCCTCTTCGACGGTACCGTTAAATCTTTAAGCTGTTCTATTGAAGACTATGTTTATGATGATATTGATACAACCAAAGGTCAACAGATCTGTGCTGCGATTAATAATCTATTTACCGAAGTAATATGGTATTATCCAACGGATGGTGCAAGTTATAATGATCGTTATGCGGTTTATAATTATGGAGAATCTGTAGGAAGTGCACAAGGCAAAATTCCAGGAGGAGTTTGGTATCCAGGTACCGAAGCAAGAACTTCATGGATGGCAGCTAAAATTTATCCTAATCCTTTCTCTACTAAATTTGATTCTACAGCAACAGGAACCTTTCCTAGTGTGATTGGTGAAACAGGCTTAGGACAAACGACTTATTTTGAACAAGAAGTAGGAA